CCTGCTGGTCGAATATTGGAATAATCAAACACAACTGTTTTTCCAACATATTCTGTAAACAGTTCGTCTTGTTCAAAGAAGCTGTAAACAAGAACACCAAGCGCATCAGACCACCCTTCGATGGTGTCTGGGATAACAAATTTTTTAGTACCCTTTTTAGATTTGACAAGAAAGGGTAATTTGGCAACATGGTGTTTTTGTACTGAAAATCCAGTACCACATCCACATAGTAGTAAGTACATACACTCCTGAAAAAATCTTAATCTATCAATATAAGAGGCGATGCAATTGTACATTCGTGCGTGATGTTTAAAGATGGGCTTACCTCCAAACTGGAGGGCTCTCTGGGAACCTAGAACACGTTTTTTGTACATCATATCGTAGGCCCATGCAATATCACCATTTGTCTCAGGATATTGCTCATACATCATGTTCATAACACGATCAACAGACTCCCTCCACGTCTCACGTCTTTTTTTTTCAGGTATCCATCTAGCATATTTAGAAACAAAACTATAATTCATAAGTGATTTAATTGACATTTATTATTCCAACCTACGTCTTACTTATCAATGGTGATGGTAATTTTCTTCATGTTGATCTCAATAGCAGTTTTGTCACCGTATCTTTGAATATCAATATTATCGATGATACCTTTCACTTTGTCAACCATTTCTTGAGAAATTCCCAATTCATCCATAACTTTTTGTATGATCATGGATTCAATGCTCATTTATTATTCTCCAATTTTTGCATAAGCGTGTCAAATCTTTCGTTAATCTTATCATTAATGGCAAGCTTGCACTCCGTTACGCTTTTTTCGAGGTCATCCATTTTAGCTTCTATTTTATCTTCCATGCTAATAACCTTTTTTTCAAGAGAGGTAATTCGCCGGTTTAAAGAATCGCTGACTCTTTCTTCTAGAAGAATTATTTTTTTACCATGGGTGATAATAGTAAACATAACCCATGCCATAATAGGGATAAAAACCATACCGACAACTTCTGCCACATTACGTATTAAATCCCAAGCATCGTTCATATTAACTTACCTTGTGTGATAAAAAAAAGGGGGGAGGAAGCCCCTCCCCCCTATATACGCAATATAGGATTACATGCCAGTAATTGCCTTGTAATCAAAGAAGTCACCGCCACTAGCAACGGTAAGAGTAACGAAATCAACCTTCATTACCAATTCACCGGGGATGGCGCGGGTTGGAGTAGCTGCACTATCAACCGCCAAATTGGACGCATTGCCATCAGCAAGATCCCACATATTGGTAGTAGTGAAAGTACTAGGCTTAGCAACCGCAGTACCAGCAGCATTCAGCCACAAGTATCGTGAACTAATCTTGTTGCCATTGTTAAAGAACCCAGTACGAGAGAATCGATTTGCTCTCATTAGGCTCGTTACATCAGCACCAAAATCATGCTGGAATTGAGCGATTGGAGGATGAGGACCTTCATTACTCGGAATAAGCATTTTGGTAGAAGAAACGCCAGAAAGAGTAGTAGAAATAGTTCTAATGACATACTGGCCAGCAACCGAATACGCAAAAGTTCCACCACTCACAATTTTCTGATTGCCACTTAAACCATCAGCCAACACCCGTGGGAGTGGAGCTGAGCCGAAGTCGGTAGCATTATCCTTTAATGCTAAAGCTTTAGTAATCACGGTACCAGTACTCGTGTTACCCAAAATAGTACCACCTTCAGTGATAACCGTAAAAGCGCCACCAGTCGTGTTTCGTTTTTCTGAATTTCCACTAGGAACTGCCATAACAAACCTCCTTTATAAAGATACAATAAATATGATATATCCCGTTATTATCCAAAAAGAGGTCCAGTTCCCACTCTATATACACAACTACGTTTGAATACAGTTTCTTTTTCTACATACTTGAATCGCACTGATTAAACGCCTACGTGCCGTTTCTCGACTATAGCCATTGGCGCATCCAATTTCATGCATAGTCATGCTATGTACAAATCTTTGATTTAAAACTTTGGCTATGTCGGGAGGAAGCCCATCTACGATATCACCCAAATCTCGCCAATTGTTGCGATTGTCCACAGCTTCTAATCTGTCACATCCATATTCACGTCTTTTCTTTTTGAGTTCATTCTTGCAGGCATATGTAAGGTATGAATACAAATATGACGTAAATTTAACGCCTTTATCTGGGTTATACTTTTTGATGCAATTCCATAACGTCAACATTTTAATGGAATCTAGTTCGTCAACATCTATTGAGTGCCTATATTTACTCAAAACTTTATATATAATACCACTAATATCAGGATCTTTCAAATAACTATCAAATTTATCCATTTTGTCCCCTTAGAATTATTCCACCTATATTTTGTTTTAGTTCCAATAGGTTATTTAGACCGTCTAAATACATTTTATCCATATCATCAGATACTACATATTCCACTTTACCCTCTGGAGAAACAAGCATTGACCAATATTTCTTAGTGCTTAATTGTTCTTTTACTAAGTCTACGGTAGTTTGCGTTTCTTCATTAGATAAAATTTCCTTTTCTGTGTACGCACACAGCGTCGTTTCAATTTTTTGTCTTACATCAGAAATTTCAAATAATTTACCAATCCCCATAAAAAAAGAGTATTTTCCTAGAATTTTTAATGCCTCTATACCCTCTATTTTTGTATCGAGTATGTCGGCTATATTTGTAGTGATACCAAAATTAGTATACGCAATCCAACAATCCCACCTATCAGAAGGCTTAAAGGTTGATTCCGCTGGATATATCCCCAGAGGAGTGTATACAAATTTAGGATGCTGAATAAATATTTCGTTAATCTCAGCTGATCTTTCTAGCTGCTCAAATGATGGAGGTGTCTCTTCCTCGCCCATATCAATCATTGGAGGAGGGGAGTGTTCTATATCTTGCACCATAGCATTCCAGCTCTCCCAAGCGATTTTTTTGTGTGTTGACATGACAGCATCTCCATATTGAGTAGAGGTTACATTTTTGCTGCATCGCTCGGTGATATTACAATTGAATCACCATCTGAAACACTACTAGATTTTTTGAGTAGTTTCATTTGTGTTACTGCTTGTAAAATAGTATCATATTCTTCTATTCTGTTTTGTATTACACATTGTTTCTTGAGAAACTCTAAAATCTCATCTGTTAAATTTTCTTCCAAAAGCCTGTAAAAAATTAACCCCATAGAAGTTATGGAACTAATACCTTCTCCCCATTCGCATTCAAAACCTATATGACCTTCTTGGTCTGCGTAGATAATCAAAGAAGCGCCTTCGTCTCTATTGTCACTATCATCTGAAGTTGGACCTGCTTCGTTTAGATAAGAGTTGTTCATAATATTCGCCTATTTCTATATCTCGTCTTTTAGCTTCAGTATCAGATATAAATCGCCCAGATTTAGTAATCCCCGAGACGCTTGGAATACTGGCTATGTACACTACTTCACACTCATCAATATTCGATTTTCTGAAATCGCCCAGTTCAACATTCATCCAATCATGTGTAACATAGAAATATTGATCTGATAAATATTGCAATGTTTCACGTTCGTTTTTTGATGCTATCATCATAGATGGTAATTTATTATTATCAGTTATGAAAAATGAAAAACGGTCTCTGGTGTTATCGATATTATGGGTGCGTAGATTATTATCATACTGAGTGACCATGAACGTGATTTTAACCTTCATTGACTGAGCCTTCTGATGCTTCAGGATCTGCTACCATTTGAGCTTTTATATTTTGCACTACATTAAATTGCGCCAAAGCGTGTTCATATTGCTCCACTGATCCCAAAAATTTATCAAGATCAGGGTGGTTACTGCCCATGCATGCATTTAAACATAAAGCATACTTATCCATTAAAGATTTATAGTGACTTTCTGCCGCTTGAATCAAATTACCCATATCATTTGCTCCATATAAATAGTTAAAAAAAGCATCTACTGTAGTGTCTTATTATAGTAGATGCTCACCGGATTGTCAAGCTAATTATCGCAAACACCACGCTAAACCCATAAATTTCTTATTAAGGTCACGTTTTTCTGGTTCGATTAGCCGATGGTCCTCGTTAGTAGTAACTGATATAATTAGTTGTGTTAGCTCCATTGATAAATTATTGTATTTTCCTTTAAGGGAATCACCAAAAAAATTCTTGGCGGCATCCACATATAGGTCATTGACTTGTTGTGCTGTGATTGTGTAATTGGGTACTCTGTCTGCAAACACCTTGTTAAAAGCGCACATTTTCAAGCGATCATCAGGATCTGTAATCAAATTGCATATAGGCTGAACTTCTTCTAGTATTTTATCACTAGGCTCACTAATTGCAATAGGGGGTGTAGTGTTGACAGCGGGCATCCATTCCCGAATGCCATCAAGAAAAATACCTATAATAATCAAAACCAATCCAGCCACAATATTAAAACGGTGGTTTTTCATTATGTGCCTCCTCCGGTTCGGTTTTGTGGATCTCTATCAACATAGGAAATACTTCTTCCAACTTTTGTGCCGCATTGGTTAACTGAGCATCAACACAAGCTTTTGACAATAGTTCCCAGTGTCGTACAAGTTTGGTTAAATCTGTTTCCACGGCGGGTTTTTTAGTCTCCTTTAATACTGTCGGCTTTTCTTCAGAGGATTCTGTAAACATTTCCTTAACAACTGGAAATAAAATTACTGAACCCGCAATGATGAGTAACCACTGAAATAAACTAAAGTTTTGAAAAAACTCCACCATAAGTCCTTCTCCCCATTATTACGTAGTTTCACGAACAGTATCACCAATAATCCACGCTACTACAATCGTAGCCAAGGACACAAGCTGATCCGTATCCAAAACAAGACCGATAGTATCTGAAGCAACAACGGTAACCAAGCCAGCCGCAGCTACCCAAAACCTCCGAGACTTCAACAATGCCAATATTTTTGCGTTCTTCATCTCACAACTCCCATAAAAAAGAATAAAATTAACGTCCAAGCAAACGTCTTAAAAAACCGCCGCGCCTAATAATAACCCCGTCACATTCTTCAGGGGGCGCTGTGGGCGCTTCACAATCGCAATTTTCACACGGGCATGGTGTTTCATGACCGTCGCCATGTACTATTACGCCAGTTCCGTTACATGAGCACTCTATATTATCATCGGGATTATCAGGTTTGACCTTTAATATATTTTTTTCTGCTAAATCAAAGGCTTGATTGGCTTCACTAATAATGGTGTCTAGGTTATCATCAGTTACATTATCGCTTGATGTATGAGGCCGTGATCCAAAAATTCCCATTACTAAAATAATTACCGATATAACTGCTTTTGTAGTATTGTCTTGTTTGGTGGCCATATTAAAATACCTCATCTAAAGTCCAGTCAATTTTTCTTGGTGGAAATCCCTCTACATCACTAAAGACCCATGCTCCTTGAGCCGCCAACATACCACGAGCATCTTCTTCTCTTACCCAAAAGCTTCCATCAGGTTGCCCATGTCTTTTTTTTCCTGAATTCCAAAGTCCCCATGAATTCTGGATTAAAAATAAAGTTTCATTATAAATTTCCCGTGTATCATCAGCTGCGCACCAGCATAAAGCGTGATTCCATGATCCAGATCTTTTAGCAATGCCATATTTATCGCGACGACTGGAAAAACCATAGTCAGAACATACGGATAGGGCATATCCATTAGCTAGAGCATCTCGGGCTTCTTCTATGGTGGAAATAAGAGATACCGTTTTAACCTGATGTTTCTGCGCTTCGTCAAGATAAACGCTATCAGGAATACGGTGTTGAGCCCCAAGGGGAGAATTATATGTAGATAAATCTACATCACCATAGTCTTTTCTAAGAAGGATACCACCATTTTGGTGAACATATCTGGCAGCTCCAGAACAAGACATTCCTTGTCGTCTGTGTCCTCGTGACTGATATATGGCTTCAGTGGCACCACGAGCCATAAATTGTTCTCTATCACCCTTGATATCGATTTCTACTGCACGTGTGATATCAACCGCATTTCTGGTTGAGTGAGAGACACAGTCACCTGTAGTCTGTTGTTCAGACCCAAAACCACCATCAAATTTTAAGAGGGATTTAAATGGGAGTGAGAGCTTGTACTCTCCGGTGTTTCTGAGTCCATGTGCAGCCGCCCCAAATACGGGCATTGGAAGTTCACCCAATAGGTTGGATACATCATCTGGATCGCAAATGCTCCCACTAAATCCCTCTCTGTATGCTTTTAGTATCTGGCGTGGCGTTTTGAATTCCATCAATCATCTCCCGCACCGAATTTTCCCATGAAAATTTTTCGGCCGTTTTAACTCCCGCGTAATTTATCGGGAGTCCATTTTGTTGTTTGATTTGATGCACGCTACGCATATGTGAAACAATTTGTTCTTTTTGCACATCAGATATCTCAGCCCACAAACCAATTTTACCAGAAAAGAACACTCCGTCGTAAGCTGTTTCTAGATTATCTATATTGACTAGCCTACAATTGTCTTCGCTACAAAATTGCGTATGAGCTGAATAGTTTGTAGCTATTACATGTTTGCCGCACGCCATCATTTCAAGCAGCTCCAGATTCCAACCTTCACCCCTTGATGGAAATACCCCACAATCAGTTTGTGTCATAATATTATACACATCTTTATGGGTTTGCTGTCTAGGAATCATGCGAATCTTGGCCCCCAGTGGGGAGGTTTTGTATAGATTTTGCCACTTTTGATTTTGTTCTCCTATAAAGGGATTATCACACATCATCCATAATTCCACATTATCCTCTACCCCAAAGGCAGAATTAAAACAATCCAATAATACGTCGTGGCCCTTACGTTTCTCCCATTTTCCACAATTAAAGAATATAGTAGCTGGTCTCGATAAAGGGGTGCTGGGCTGAAAAATATTGAGATCTACCCCTAAAGGAACTACATAGACATCCTGATCAGTAAAATTGGTATTATTCACCATTACTTCTTTGGCCCATTCAGAACATACGAATATTTTATCACAATGGTGGAGGCTCGTAATTTCAGCCTGATTGAATTCATTCAGTTCAAAAATAGGAAATCCCACATATATGCCTCTCCCTACTCTGGTGTGCAGATCATGCTGGTGCCATATTTTCACACAGGGACGATTTAATGCTGGTTCTTTTTGATTTTCTATAGCCGTTTTAACTACTGGTGTTTCAAATTCTGGTTCAGGAGGCGCAATGGGATATAGGGCGATGGAATCATCTATCGCATAAAACGTCGTTAATATATTGTGACCAGCAATACCATATCCCAGACTGTTAATAGGGGCTATTAAGTTAATCATATAGGTTCCTCGTTATGGGCTTTTTTAAGAATTTGTTCCAATTGACCCACAGGTAATATAACATTATTCTTATGTATAAGAATGTCACTGTCATATATGGCTTGAGTTATTGATATTTCTTGGCACGAATTGGATATATAAACAT